GTCTTTTATTCTGTCAGTCAAGATAAGCTTGAAGAAATACTTCGACTACAAAAATACGCCTAAAGATTTTGAAAAGCCATCGGAAGAGGTGATGGATATTTTTGATAGGGTCGCTGTGAAGTATGGCTACAAGGAGTTCAAGAAGGATGAAACTTGAGCAGTACATGACCCCAAAGACAATTGAGGCGATCTACCAGCATTATAAAGACAAGCGCAAGGATGAGCATCGCCCACACCTTGGTGGATCTCAGATTGGCAACGAGTGTGACCGTGCATTGTGGTATCAGTTTCGCCACGCATGGTCGCCCAACTTTGATGGCCGCTTGCTTCGCCTGTTCGAGACTGGTGACCGCGAGGAAGATCGCATTGTCTCCAACCTACGCGCGGTGGGTGTGACAGTCTGGGAGCGAGATCCAGAGACAGGCAAACAGGTTAGGTTCGAGGCTTGCGGTGGTCACTTTGCATTGTCGCTTGATGGCGTTGGTGAAGGGTTCGAAGAGAGCAGCAAGCCACATACGCTTGAGTTCAAAACCATGAACGACAAAAACTTTAAGGCCACCAAGAACATGGGGGTCGAGAAGACCAAGCCGATCTACTGGGCGCAGTGTCAGGTTGGTATGCTGCTGTCTGGGTTAGACCGCTGCTACTTCTTTGCTGTGAACAAGAACACGGACGAAATGTATGGTGAGCGGATCAAGCTAAACAAGCGCGAGGCTGAAGCTTTGATTGATCGCGCGGAGCGGATTGTGTTTGCGCAGCAGCCGCCAAGCAGATTGACTGAGGATGCAAGCGACTGGCGCTGCAAGTTTTGCCCATACTTCGCTGTGTGTCAGGGGTGCAAGATCCCAGAGGTCAACTGTCGGACGTGCTGCCATTCAACGCCAGAGCAAGATGGGACGTGGAGTTGCGCGAGGGGCCACAAGATGGAGCCATGCGAAGAGCATTTGTACATCCCAATGATGATGCCCAAGGACATTGAGATGACCGACGCAGCGGATGACTGGGTTGAATATACGGACTTGGATAGTGGTGAGATTTTCCGCAACAATGGAAACAGCCACGAAATTTTTAAGATGAGGATGCAAGATGGGGATGCGTGAAGAGTTACTTCGAGATGCCTTGGAGCAGTTTATCGACAGACTGCCTGATGAAATCACCAAGGCTGAAACTGCTTGGATCATATTCAACGTCGTTGGGTCACGCGACCTACTTGAAGAGTGGGGGTCGATTAGTCGGCTGACCACTGCGAACATTGCAGAGTATTTTTTGCATCAGTCTTTTGGCCCAGAGTTTGAGGCAGCAATGCAGACTGAAGAGTTTCTGCAAAAGATAATGAAGGAGCATAAATCAAAATGACCTTTGAACTGAGAGATTACCAGAAAGATGCAATCGATGGATTGTACAGCTACTGGGCAAACAAGATGGGTGACAACCCACTGATCGTTGCGCCCACTGGGTCTGGTAAGACAGCCATCATTGCACAGATGATAAAGGATGCCATGAGCTTTCCCAACACTAGGGTGCTGGTTCTAGCGCATGTTAAGGAGCTACTGGAGCAAGGGGCGTCAGGTTTACAGAAGCTGTACCCAGAAGCTGAAGTTGGCTTCTACAGTGCGTCTTTGAAAAAAAAGGATCTGACCAAGCCAATTACATTTGCTGGCATTCAGAGCATCTACAGACAAGCTTACAACATGGTTCCAGCGCCAGACTTGGTGATCATCGACGAGGCGCACATGCTCCCACCCAGCACGGCCACACGCTATGGTAAGTTTATCGATGACCTGAAGCAGTGCAACCCAGACGTTAAGATCGTTGGCCTGACAGCTACGCCCTATCGATTGGGGTCAGGGTATCTGCACAAGGGGAAGGGTGCAATCTTTGATGGCATTGCCTACGACATTCCTGTTACGATGCTGATGGATCAGGGGTATCTGTCGCCTGTCATCAGTAAGGGTGGCTTGCAGCAGATCGACCTGACCAACGTGAAGAAGCGAGGTGGTGAGTTTGTCGAGAGCGATTTGGCTGTTGCTGCATCTGATCCTGAGTTGGTGCGTAAGACTGTTGAAGAAATTGTTGAGCTTGGAGCCGACCGCAAAAGCTGGTTGATTTTTGCCAGTGGCGTTAACCATGCGCATATGCTGCAAGATGCGTTCTTCGATAATTTGGTTTATTCTGAAGTGTTGACTGGTGAAGACAACCAAAAGGATCGCGCAGCAAAGATCGAAAGATTTAAGAACGGTGACACACGTTGCCTGATTAACGTGAACGTGCTGACGACAGGGTTTGACGCGCCTAACGTGGATCTGATTGGTTTGGTTCGAGCGACAGCATCCACTGGCCTCTACGTCCAGATCATTGGCCGTGGGACACGTCTGTTCGAAGGTAAGGAAAACTGTCTGGTTTTGGACTACGGCCAGAACGTCGAGCGCCACGGATTTATCGATCAGGTGAATCCATCGAAGAAAGGTGGGAGTGGTGACGATGACGCACCAATTAAGAAATGCCCAAGCTGCCAACAGCATCTGGCGATTGCTGTTTCGATATGTCCAGCCTGTGGGCATGAGTTTCCACCACCCACACTGAACCACGCAAGCGAAAGCTATGATGGCGCGATGATCTCGACACAGGCGCAGATGCCAGAGTGGTTTGATGTTACAGATGTCACCTATCGCCGCTGGCGCAAAGTTGGCAAGCCTGACAGCATCCGCGTGGATTACAGCTATGGGTTTTTTAAGACGGTTTCAGAGTGGCTGTGTCCAGATCATGGTGGGTACGCCACGGCGAAGTACATGCAGCGCAAGGAACAGCTTGGCGCGACAGCCAACACAACAGATGACGCGATAGAAGAATGCCAATTCTGGCATACGCCCACACGCATACAGGTAAAACCAGACGGTAAGTTCGACAGGATTGTGAGGTATGATTATGAGGAACCCGAAGAGGAAGAGGACAACGTCATCGACCTACTTGATTACAAAAACCCAACCATCTGAGCATGACGAACAGGTTGGATTTGTTAATTGGTTTCGTGCGAAGTATCCCAAGGTTTTGATCTTTGCCATTCCAAATGGGGGCAAGAGATCCGTGGGAGCTGGTCGAAAGCTGAAGGCTGAAGGCGTTGTTGCTGGCATCCCCGATCTGTTTATCCCAGCGTGGGATGTCTGGGTTGAGATGAAGCGCAGCAAAGCTGGGCGACTTTCCCCCGATCAAAAGAAGATCATCGAATACCTAGAGAACGAGGGATACAAGGTGATCATTGGGAAGGGTGCGACAGATGCGTCACGCCAGATCATGGAGTTGGGGGGCCATTGGAAAGAAAATTGGAAAACTTCAGAGTGATCAAAATCCAGAAAGAGTTTTGCTTCGATTTGATCGAACAGTCTCATTATCTGAAGCGACTGCCCAGCATCATGTATGCCTTTGGCCTGTACAATGGGAATGATCTGGTTGGTGCTTGCACCTTTGGATCACCACCCAGCTTAAATTTGTGCGAGGGGGTATGTGGCAAAGAGTTCAAGGATGAAGTCTTGGAGCTGAACAGGCTGTTTCTGGTGAAGAACGAGAAGAACCTAGCGTCGTTCTTTGTGTCACGCGCACTGAAGATGCTGCCCAAGCCTAGCATCGTTGTGTCCTACGCTGACAAAACCAACGGCCACTGTGGGTATGTCTATCAGGCGACCAACTTCATCTACACTGGCCTGTCTGAAAAGCGCACCAACCTGAAGACGAACACTGGCTTGCATAGTCGGACAGACTGGAAGCACAGAAAGGAAGGCGAGGTCAGGGAGTATGTCGAGCGGCCACGCAAGCATCGGTACATCTACTTCACTGGCAGCAAGGCAGAGCGCAAGCTGAGAAGGCAGAAACTAAACTACAAAGTTTTGGACTATCCCAAAACTGAGAATGAGAATTATGATGTGGATTATATCCCATCGTTGCAACCGCTGTTAATTTGAGGAGAGCAGAATGGAATGGCCATACCACTGGAGCGTCAGGGATGACGGCTTACACATTTACGAGAACGGCCAACGGATAGCGAAGATCCCAACTACACACTTCGCACATTTGGTAGCAGAGCTTGCGGAGCATGTCCGTTGGCAAGAAACAAGAAAGGGAGAAAATGGAAGTCTGGACGGCACTAATAATTAGCTACGCGATACAAGGGATGAATTACAGTTCCGTCGTGTGGTTTGAAACAGACAAGCATTGCGAACAGGCGCTTCGATCAGGATTGTATGAGGTCATCTATGATCACTACGAAGATACAGCGATGAGATGCTATAAAACTGAATCACTGTCTAAATCAATCAAACCAAAACTGAGGCCCAACAATGGAGAAGAAAGCTCATAACCAAAAAGAGTTAACGATGTTTCAGGCGACCCACGTCAAGTGGCTGAAGCAACAGGTGCGAAACCTTCAGGATGAAAAGCGCGGTTTAAATCCGCGACCTCGCATTGACCAAGAAATATTCGCTGCTGACATGGAGCTGACCGACTACCAGAAGAAGCTTCGACAAAACGGATACAAGGCGTAACCATCTGTTTTTGAACGATATAAAAAAAGTTTTCTTTCTGCCCTTGTAAATTCTTTTGGGGTTCCCATATGTATTGTGTAAGGGAAGAAACTTTAAGAAAGGTAGAAAGAAATGACTAAGATCGTACAAAAAGAAAATGCAGTTTATGTAAACAACCGCCTAGCAGCGTATGGCTCAATCGAACACATCCATCAAGAACGCGAAGGTGTGTGGATGGGTTACACAACACCACGCTGTGGTGAGCGTTACGGCTTCACATTGGTAGGTGGCCAAGCTTCAGGTGGCGCATCAAACGAATGGTATTTGCATTTCCCATTAGGTTTTGGTGATCAGCAAGTTCGTTACAACAGCGCGAAAGCTGCAATCGAAGCAATCGAAAAAGTATAATAAGAAAGGAAGAAAGATATGAGAAGCCACAGCCAAACACTTACACTAGAGCATCGCGGATGCGAGTTCGAGATCCGCATCGACTACGATTATGCGAAGGGTGGGTCTAACAGCCACGGATCAGACGAGCCAGCATGGGAAGAGGCCACCTTCGACGTGGGCGACTTCTACAGCGAGGAGAAGCGCACCAAAGGCAAC